TACGAGTGGTTGGAATGTCAATAATGTAGATACGATGAGAATTGATAATACAAATTTAAGTGGTCAGTTAAAAATGACAAATCCTTATGATTTATATGCAAGTAATACTAAAATAAGTAGCAATATCACAACAGATTTTAATTTCGCCAATAGAGCATTTGATATTGAGTTGAATAATTGTCCGAATTTAACTGGAAACCTATCGGGAGTAACATTATGCAATTCACAGTATATCTTTTATATCTATGGTTGTACTGGTATTACTGGTTCAAATAGTTTTATTAATTATTTGTTTATTAATAGAAAAAATTTCACATATAATACTCTTCAAATTAATATATCTGGTATTGGCGATAGTGTTACGGGTGGAACAAAAGTACTTGGTGATACCGGAACATTTCCTGTTGGAACAGGTGGCACAGGTCAATGGAATTTAACAGAATCTCAAGTTGATTATCTTGTTGCTGGTCTTGATTATACTGGAATAGGTACAACTGCAGCTTGGACACAAGGACAAAAAGTATATTGGATGGAAAATGCAAAAATTAGTTCAACAAATTTAAATCAAAGGTATATAACCTATTATATAGGTTATTAAAATGTTTTAAAAATTAATTAGTATTTATATAAAAATAAGAAATATGACAGCATTTACAGGTTTTACAGATTTTAATAATATTCATGACAATCCACAATATTATAATTTTGAACCACATGTTATAATTAGTGGTCTTACTGGAACAACAAAATATATAGGAACGGCAATATCTGGCAGTGATAAAAGTCAACCAATTTGGAGCATAAAAAAAGAATGGCAATCTGGAGATATCAGATATGAGGGATATCCTAATGGCGACTCATCATATGCATATGTTTGGAATAGTGGAACGTCATATACATATTTATAAAGTATTTATATATAAATATTATTTATGAATTATTCGACATTTGATAATGATAATTTTTTTATAAAGAAGGATAGTACACTTCCGGATTTGAAATATCATTTGACCCAAAAAATATTGCAGGAGTATAATATTACTGATGATATGCTTCAAAACGTAGCTGTTACATTCTCAATGATTGATGCAGATACTGGTTTATATAATATTGCCAATGTTCCGGCAGATATTGAATATATTGTATTAAGACCTCAATATCCGGATAATTTTATATATGAACTATCATATAGGTTTAAATTATATCAAACAAGAAAGTCTGGCAGATATTTGGGTGAATTTGTTTGTGATTTTTTAGGAGAAAACTGCGGAAAATTAAAACTACCAGTTGACGGACAAATTAATATAATTATATCAGATTCAATTACTAAGACTACTGTCATCTAACCAATTCCATCTCAATCTTTTAACAATTTTATATATAAACATATAATTTTTATTATATTTTGTTTGTAAATTTGATATGGAAATACCATTATTATAATCGTTTCGTATGGCAATAATCTCTTTTTTAGTTGTAATTGCCATACCATTATTTTCACCCCTATTTTTTATTGTGTTGTTTATTTTTTTAAATTTTTTATCTTTTTTTATTATCCACTGACCAGTTTTTTCTGATGGAACTAATCCATTTCTCCAATCACTTAATTTTTTCTTAGTTATATCAGACATTGGTCCATGAGGTTTTCTCATTTTCTTTTTAGTTTCTTCAGTATGTGTTCTTCCGAGTTGACTAATTTTATTTTTTTCACCTATTTTTTTCTTTGTTTCTTCAGAATGTTTATAATTTTTTCTTGTTGATGGTTTATTTTTCTTTAAAAGACTCATTTTTAATTTACTTTCATCAGAAAATTCAAACCCAAGAGTATTTCCAGCAGTTGGTGATAAATTATATCCCTTATTTTTATTGCACGTATCATAATAATCAATATAATATTGTTCTTTTTCAAGTAAATTTTTGGGTTGAACTTCTTCGATAATAATAAATTTGAAATTATTTGCACCATATTTATTCCATGCTTTTTGTAGATAAGAATTATCGTGATAATTGCCTTTAAGTGTGGATTTGTGTTGATACCATCTTTTTTGAATATTTATCGCACTACCAACATATTTTTTATTGTTAATAATATTTTCTATTAAATAAATTCCTGATGCCATAGTATTTTTTTATATAAATACTTTAAACTTGATTTTCTACTAATCAATGTTGTGGCAAATCCTTGACAAAAGCTGTTTTTTGATTAACTTTGCATTATACGAACCAATAAAATGCAAGATATAATTTTTGTTGTGCATTGTGAAAGAATTCCAAGAAGATTAGCTTATTACCTTAGATTCCCAATCAATGACCAACTCCTTCAACGTATTAAGGACCTTCCGGAAGAAACTCGTAAATGGAATGCCGGAATGATAGTATGGGAGGTTTCAACACCATCACTACTTGCTTTAATCAAAAAGTATCGGGGTTCAAATAAAATTTATTTTGACTTCGGTAATGAAGATAGTCGTAAGATTTTTATACAACAAATTAAAAAGATTGAAATTGCTGAAGTAGAAAAACGTAAATTTATTGCTGAACTTGATATCAAAAAGGAACATTGGGTCAAATATAAACAGGAATTAGAATTAACGTATGAAAAATATTCTGATGATATTCATAAATTTTTAAAAGAAGGTGTTCACCTATATCCACATCAGATTGTAGGTAGCATGTTTTTAAATACGGTCAGAAACGCATTATTAGCATTGGGTATGGGTAGTGGAAAAAGTTTAATTTCGATAACCTATGCTGAAATGAATGGTTTTGAAAAGGTTTTTGTTATCACTCCAAATTCTTTAAAGTTTAATTATCGTAATGAAGTTGAAAAATTCACAACTTCGAATGCCTTTATTATCGGTAAGAAAAATAAATGTAGTATTGATAATGCTAAATACATTATTGTTAATTACGATTATTTTAATTCATCTGATTTTAAAAAGGTAAAAGATAAATTTGATAAATTAAATATTGGTAAAATTGATTGTTTAATTGTAGACGAGTGTCATCGTATCGCTTCAACCAAAACAAATACTTATAAGGCTTTTAAAAGAATATTTAAAGATAATATTTTTAAAGACAATAAAGTTTCAAAAGTATTTATGTCTGGTACACCTGCAAAATCTCGTGCATATCAATTATATAGCGTATTACACCAAATATCACCAACAGATTTCCCAACAAAAAATCATTTCAATAAGTATTATTGTGGTATGACCTATAATGTTGATGAGGGTGGTTGGGAAACAGATATTAGCATGACTAAATTTGAAGAGTTATTTAATAAAATTGCTCCCTTTACATATAGAAAAAAACTTGAAGATGTTATTAAAGATTTACCAGAAAAAACAACACAAAAAATTATTCTGGAAATGTCACCAAAAGAATATGAAACATATTTTAAAATTGAAGAAGGTGTTGCTAATGAATTTACTGATAGAATAATTACACATCCTTTAGCAATATTAAATAAGTTACGAGAATATACTTCACATATAAAAGTTAATGGTGTAAAAGAATTAATTGATTCAATTTTAGAATGTGATGAAAAATTTGTTGTTGTTGATTTTTTTAAAGATAGTTTATGTGAATTAAATAAATTATATCCAAAAGAATCTGCTTTACATACTGGAAATGAAACAGATGTGCAACGTGCTGAAATATTAAAAGATTTTCAGAATGAAAATGGAAAAACAAAACTTTTGTTAGGTTCTCAGAGTACAATTTCTGAAGGTGTTACATTAACTGCAGCAAATAAAGTTGGTATTATAAGTATACCTTGGACTCCTTCGGATGCAGACCAAATAATTTATCGAATTTTGAGAATAGGACAAAAAAATGCAGTTAATGCATATTTTTTCATATATAAAGATACTATTGATGAATATGTTTTTGATTTGATTGAATCAAAAAGAGCAGAACTTTCTCAGGTAATTGATGGTGAAAAATATGAATCTAATATTAATCAGAGCATTATTAATGATTTAATTGAAATAATTAAAAATAAACATAAAAAAATTGATGAGTAATTTATATGATATTAGATGAATATGTTAAAGTAAGATGGAATCAAAATAATAAAAAATATTATATTAAAAAAGGATATAATCTTACTAAAATTGGTGATTTATTTGATGTTAAAGTTGATGATTTATCAAATGAATCACATGTATTTGTCAATGCAAAATGTGATGTTTGTGGTAAAATAAAAACGATTATATATCGAGAATATACCAATAATATTAAAAATGAAAATTATTATTGCTGTTCAAGAAAGTGTTGTGTTGGTAAAAAAAACAAAACTGTTTTAAAAAGATATGAAGTTAAAAATGTTTCACAACGTGAAGAAATCAAAGAAATGAAAAGACAAACCAATATTGATAATTATGGCGAAATTTATATGAAATATTTTCCAAAATATAATGTTAATTCAATAATATATTTGGATATACTTTCAGAAAAATTAAAGTTACCAATATTACATGCATTAAATGGTGGCGAAAAAAAATTTATAAGATATTATGTTGATGGTTATATTCCAGAATATAATATATGTATTGAATGGGATGAAAGACAGCACAATATAAAAAGAAAAATAGAAAGAGACAATAAAAAAGATAATTTATTAAAGGAAAATTTTGGTTGTCAAATTGTGAGAATTAATCAAAAAAATTTTTTAAGTGATATTAATGGTCAGACAGAAATTGCAGTCAATAAAATTAATGAGGCAATAGCAAGACATGGCAAGCGAGTATGAGTGGGGAAAAAACATAATTCAGGATACTCTTGTGAAGATGATGTATGATGGTATTGATGTTTCAAATATAAAATTCAGACAAGATTTATATTTTATTTTCGGTTCAATTATTGAAGACAAATTAAAAAACCATGAAGATTTAATATATATGGATTTTGATATCAAACAATCCGGAGTTTTAACAAAGGTAATTGGCAATAATATTGTGAGTGCCTTATGGTTATCAGGAATTATGCCTAATAATCCAACTATAGTTGAGAAAGAAAATAAATGTTATGTTGGTGATAGAAAATATACGTTTAATAAAAAGAATAAAATTTTAAAATATACTTTGAAAAAATGAGCAAAAAGGTAGCTGTATTATTCTCCGGTGGTTTGGATTCCACATATTTAGTTTGGAAAAATTTAAAAGATGGTAATGAAGTTCAGCCAATTTATATTGAAATTCAAAATAATAAAGTTAAATCAACTATTGAAAAAAATCGTATAGGATTATTGGTTAAGGAATTTCGTAAGGAATTTAATAAGGATGAGGAAGAAGGTTGGAGTGAAGAAAGACATATACATGATGTCAGGTATATATTAAAGATTGATGTTGATGCACGTGAAGACAGTTTGTTATTTAAACAAGTACCTATATGGATTATTGCTGCATTATTTTCACAGGATTTAAATGTTGATGAAATACAAATTGCTTATGTTGCCAATGATGATGCTATTGGTTATTTATCTGATATTAAAAAGGCTTATAAATCATATAAACCTCTTATGAGATACTTGAAACCTTTAGTATTTCCGCTTTCAAAAGTACCTAAATATGAAATGGCACATCATTTACCAAAACAATATCGTAATTTTATATTCAGTTGCGAAATGCCTACAATTATTGGTCCAGAAGATGCTGAATTTATTGAATATAAACCATGTTGTGGTTGCACGCCATGTAAACATATAATATCAGATAATTATTATGGTTTGGGTGAATTTCCTGAATATTATAAGGAAAATATATTGAAACAGCATGTACATGAAATAAACAGTTTTGGATATAAAGTTGTAGATAAAGAAGGAAAAGAGTTTAATAATTGGGGTAGTTTGGACAAAGAGAAAGATAAGGCAGAACCCAAAGATGAACCAATGCCATATCAGCTTAAATTGGATTTAAAACCTCCTGTAGATATGAGTGTATTTAAATCTCCGGGAGTTTTTACTGTTGAACGTGATGAAAATATGATGAAAGGTAAAATAGTAGATGATAAAGGAGTATTGTCAGTAATACCAATGACAGAAACACAATTTAACGTATAATATGAAAATAGATAAATTAAAAGTTTTAACCGAAATTAAAGGTTTTCTTGATGGTTATAATAATGAATTAAAATATTTGGTTCATGTTGAAACCGACCCTGATGATTATATGGCTGATTGTGTCATACACGAACCAGGAAAAGACCCAGAAATTCGTAGAATAAAATATACACCTTTCATGTATATGAAGGATTTATCGTTAAATAACTTAGAATTATATTCTGACAGGCGTGAAATATATGAGAATAAAAAAATACAATACGGCATAACAATAACAAAATTAAAAACCGGAAATCATAAAAGGTTAAAAAATGGTTATTGCTATAAATTAACAAGTAGTAAATCATATAATGCAATTATTGATTTTTTGAAGGACGGCAGAATATATCCATACGAAAAATTACGTGATGAAGATGGCGAAATTGTGTTTGATGCAAAAGGTGACCCGATTTATTTATACAGAGATATGTATTTTTCTCCAAGACTTACTGAACAATTTTTCATATCAACACAATCAAGATTATTTAAAGGCATTGAAGAATATAAAAATGTTCGTAAAGTAACATTTGACTGTGAAACCACAGGTTTAAGATATCAAAGGGCACGATTGATTTTAATTGGTGTGAGAAGTAATTGGGGTTTTGAAACAATATTGGAAGCTAAACAACCAGATGATGATGATTCTGAAAGGAATTTAATTCAAGATTTTTTCAATCTTATAATTTATCTACAACCTGCAATTGTTTCCGGTTTTAACTCTGAAGAATTTGACTTTGAATTTATTCTTGGCAGGGCAAAAGAACTTAAGATGGATTTAACAAAAATTCCAACTTCATTACGAAAAGGTACAACAATAAAAAGAAGACCAAATGTTTCAGTAAAATATGGTAATACTACTGAAAAATTTACTGCAACAGAAATGTGGGGAATTTCAATTATTGATATTATTCATGCCGTAAGAAAAACTGCTGCGGTAAACAGTGAAATAAAAGCAAGTGGTTTGAAGTATATTGCAAAACATGAAAAGATTGCAAGACCAAACAGGACATATATTCCAGGTGAAGATAATTCCATTGGCAGATATTATAATGAAAATAAAATATTTCTTGTTGATGAGAAAAATAATTTTATACAAATTCCTGATGAATTTCAAACAGTAGCAAGAAATTTTTATAAGTTACAGGCAAATAAATCTACTATAAGTGATTTAGAATATCGTGTATTAAAAAAGAAAGAAGTAAATAATGCTCCCGAATTTATTAAATGGTTCAAAAGAGAAGCACAACCCAAAAATTTAAATACATTTATTGGTGGTAAAAAGTTAGTAAAAAATTATCTTCTTGATGACCTTTGGGAAACCGAACAGGTTGATGAATTATATAATCAGTCGGCATTTTTATTAGCTAAAATTATTCCTACAACATATCAGAGAGTTTGTACGATGGGTACTGCAGGAATTTGGAACTTGCTTATGACTGCATGGAGTTATGAGAAAGATTTAGCAATTCCATATTCTGATGTATATGAAAGATATGTTGGTGGTCTTGCAAGGTGTTATAAAATTGGTTTTAATGAAAGAATTATTAAGATTGACTATGCTGGTCTTTATCCTTCAATTCAATTAACAGAAGATGTTTTCCCGAATTTTGATATTACTGGTGCAATGAGAATGATGTTGTTATATTTTACAACAACACGTAACATTTATAAAAAATTAGCAAACAGTACTGATTTGAATGCTGAAGAAATTGAATTATTTAAGCAGATTGACCCTGAAATGCATCATAAATTCATTAATAAAGAATTTACTTCTGCAGATATTGCAATGTTTAAAATCAAACAATTACCTATTAAAATTTTGAATAATTCACAATACGGTGCATTTGGTTCAAATGTTTCATTTAACTGGTCCGATAATATTTGCGCAGCACGTATAACTTGTACGGCAAGACTACATTTAAGACATGCTATTAATTGGTTTAGTCAATATGGTTGTATTGCATTGCTTGCAGTAACTGATGGTATTAATTTTAAAATTCCCAATAAAACAAATATTGGATTTAATGATAATGGTGAAGTACCTGTTGGTGTTGATTGTCCTATTGAAACTGCTTGGAAGTATAACGGTAAAACAGGTATTGCTGCTCTTATTGAAAAATATAATAAAGAAGAAATGAAACCACCATTTATGTCGGTTGATAATGATGGCGAATATATAAGTTGTTTAAATCTTTCCCGTATTAATTATGCTACTCTTGCCAATGTTAAAGATAAAAAAACCGGAGAAACGAAAGAAAAAGTAAAACTTACTGGTAATACAATTAAATCCAAGGTAATGCCGGAATATATTGAAGAGTTTATTGATAAGGGTTTTGCGTTAATTCTTCATGGTAAAGGCAAAGAATTTGTTGATTATTATTATAGTTATGTTCAGGATATTTATTATAAACAAATTCCTTTGAAAAAAATTGCAACGAAAAATAGGATTAAAACATCATTAAATGCTTACAAAAAAAGAGGTAAAGACAAAAATGGTAGAGAGAAGGGAAAGCAGGCACACATGGAGTTATTGATTGAAAAAAGAGAAAAAATTGCTAAAGAATTATTTGAAAAGTATAAAGCTGATATTCAATTTACTAAAGATGAAGAAAAATTAACTCCTGATGATAAATTGAGATTAGTTGCTACTTATATGCCACCCGAACCTGCATTGGATTCTGTAGTATATCAGGTTAATACTGGTTATATTAAATCAGATGGAAGTTCAAAACGAATTAAGGATAAAGAAACTGGTGAAATGAGATATGCTTCAACATTAATTAGTGCTGAAGAATTATTGGAAAATCCTAATCTGACTGGTTATTATAATATAACTAAATATTTGGATGCTTTTAATAGTAGGGTAAGTTCAATATTAGCTGGTTTTGATGAAGAAGTTTGTAATAAAATGCTCTCAAAGATTAAAAAAATTAAAACTAAAGATGAATTTGGAAATAAGGTGGTTACAGAAGAATTAACTCCCAATATTAATGAATTTGAACCAGATAAATTAGTTCTTAAAAGTTTTGATAGTGATATTTTCGAAGAATCAATGTTTTTGGAAGAGATGGAAGTTGAATTTTGGAATAAAACCGGATATGACCCAAGATTAATATGGAATGGTTTTAGTATGTCTGAAAATTATAAAGTATATTATGAAATTTATGAAGGTGCTTTAAAATATTTAAATGATTTAATGTTAAAAAGTGGTAAACCTTTAATTAAATCAATTAATGATACTTATGAAAAGGGTGATTTGGTATTGATTAAAGATGGAAGTCAATATCATGTGGGAATATTTAACGGAATAATTATTGGAATTATTAAGGAAAATGTCAGTGTGCCAAAAACAGAAATTGAACTTGAACTTGACAAAAAAAGAGAAGAACAACAAGAAAAAATCAAGAATCTTGAAACATTGGGTGCTGAAACTGAAAGAGATAAACATTTAAAAGCAAAAATATTAAAACGTGAAAAATATTTTGAAGGTTTTAAACGAGAATTCAGACTTCCTGCTCACGTAACAATGGAAAAACTTTTTGTCGAAGAGCCATCGGCAAATACTGCTTTTGAGAATTATATTTTTAATATGGAAAATCAATTGGAGCAAGAAGCTGCGGAATATCAAGATGAAGACGAAGACGGTATGGGTGACGAATAGCAATTTCATGGTGCATATTAACATTTTAATAGTATTTATATGAAAATATTATACTATGAATTACAAAAAAAAGGAATTATTGGAAATCATAGATTCCAATGGCGACCTGATTGGAAAAAATGACGTACCTTCAAGTGGTTCTGATTTGGAATCACAAGCATCAAATACTACAGACTATAACTCAAAAATTGGTCAACAGCCGTTTAGGTATGATATGTTGGGTCGTTTTGGTTTTACCTTATTACCATTCTTTGAAGGTAAAGAAGATGAAGGTCAACAAGAATTGATAAAAGATTTGGCAAAATTAATGCATGAAAAACGTACTGACGTTTTAAGGTATTATTATAAAAATCCTAATAAATTAAAATCTGATTACAGAAAAGAAGCCGAAGGACAAGAACATTCAGAACAATGTGAGAGTGAGGATGTTGCATGGGCAAAAAAAATCATTAAAACAGTTGAGCCACATTTTGAAAAAGCATTCAAAGAACCTATTGATGAAATTGATTCAATTAATGAGGATGCAATTGCTGAAGAGAATATGGTTGAAGATAAATTAGTTGACAAAAGAACTGAAGACGAAATATCAAAAAAATCTGAAGATAAGGAAGTACGTGAAAAACGTCTTGAAAAAATTGCAGGTTTAATTAGTAAGTTGGATAAAGAAGCTAAAGATAAGTTAACAAAATTATTGGAAATGAAGTAATGGCAAACTCACAATTACTCGATAAACAGTATAAGATACCTCCAGAGGTTTTAAAAAGTATACAAACGACTCTTATGTCCAATCCAACCGGAGAAGGTGTTAAAAGAGCCAAATATGTGCTTAAAAACGGTTCTGTTACATATCAGGAACTAAAAAGATTAAAAAACTTTTTTGATTATTTTAATCCTGAAACAGATAATAAAGCACAATATGCATTAGCTGGTGGTGATTTAATGAAATCGTTTATTGAAACAACTTTGAATGCTGACAGGGATGCCATAAAAAGGTCTAAAAATGTTCGTCAGGATATGAATGTTGACCCGAATTTAGCTACTCATGCATTTCAAACACCAAGATTAACTGAAGCCGAGAAAAAGGATAAAGAAAAAAAAGAGGATTTACAAAAAAATGCTGTTGCTGTAATTGTTGATAACGACAATAAAATTTTATTATTAAAAAGAAGCAAAAAAGCACCTTGGATGCCCGAACAATGGGGGTTGGTTGGTGGTGGAATTGAAAAGGGTGAAACACCACAACAAGCAGTTGAAAGAGAAATGCTTGAAGAAACAGGATTGAATATTAAAAAGTTTACTAAAACATTTACAATTCAAAGAAATCCCGGTAGTATTGAACATATTTTTGCTTGTCGTTATGAAGGCGACCCTACGGATATAAGGCTTAGTGAAGAAAATACAAATTATGGCTGGTATGATGTTGATGAAATGCAGTATTTGGATATTGTACCAAACTTAATTGAATATGTTACATTATCATTTACAGGTAAAAAATATAATGATTAATGTATTTATTATAAATAACGTGAAAAATTAAAATAAAAACTATGAGTAGATTAGAAGATATTAGCTTACCATTCAGAAAAATTGAAATTGCTCGAAACGAATTTGATTATAATGACGAATATACTACTGGTAACCCAGATGAATTATCACCAATAGGTAAGGATACAAATAATGGCGAAACTGGTAGTGCTGTTGATATTGCTACAAGAAAAAATTTGGTTACAAAAAACAAATTTAACTACAACAACGAGTATAACCAAGGAACAGCATAAAATGTTGAGTGAAGCTAAAATATTTTTGGAAAATTTGACCCATTTTAGGCAACTTTTAAATGAAGCTGTTGGTCAGGGTACTATTGCCGATGCCATTAACAAGCATAAAATTGTTCATATTTATTATGCTGGTGATGATACTGTTTTAAAAGGTTATCGAACAATATATCCATTGGTATTGGGTCAAAGTAAATCAAAAAAAGCACAAGCAGAAGGTGGTTATTCATTACTTAGGGCATGGGAAACAGCAGGTAATTCAGATAGTAGAAAAATATATTATAATCAAAAGGGAAAACCACAATATGGTTGGAGATTATTTAGGGCAGATAAAATTACTTCATTTTTACCAACTGGTGAAAATTTTAGTACTGATGTAAAGAAATTTCCGGATGTTGAACATTACAATCCTAATGATTCTCAAATGACAGGTATTGTTGCAGCAGTAAAAGTTGATAGTGGTGAACCCGAAACACAAGTATTGGGTAAAACTACTGCACAGAAACTTCCTGAACCCGCACAGCCATCAGTATTTGCAGGACAGAAAGATAAATTTCAAAGATTTTCAAATGTGGCTAAGAAACAAAGAGAAATTACTGCTGATGAGGTTTCTCATTTGTGGGGAATGGTAAATCAAATGAGGTCAAGAGGGTCAAGAGAAAAATATTGGGTAGTAAATAATGAACATGGTGATATGGTATTAAAGACTGAAAATCAATTAAAAGATATTGACCCTGATGCAATTATCGGTAATTTAAAGGATTTATATGTTAAATTGGTTAAACCAAATGAAAAGATAAATACTACTTTTTTGGATAAAGCTAAAAACGATGCTTTGAAAGAAGCCAATAAAATGAATCAGCCAAATATTACTCAAGAAAATACTGTAAATAAGACTTTTTTCAAATAATGAAGTATTTATAAAAAATAATAAAATTTTATAATTTAATATAATGGCAAATCTTATAAAACCCGATTTAAATAAATTAAGAACAGAAATTGATTCCCGTAGAAAAGAAAAGGGTGGTATTCTTACGGAAAGTAGTAAAGGTTCAGGTCAAAAAATGTTACCAAAGGATGTATTTTTAAATACTTTACTTACATCACTTCATACAGGTCAAAATAATCCTTTGACAAGTAACATGAAATCATTAAATGAAAGGGCAGAAATTGTTACTAATTCAATTAAAAAGGGTGTTGTAACTCCTGAAGCAATAAATAGGATAAAAGAATTGAAAAATAATGCGGTTTCTGCACCACCATATCAACCACCACAATATAATGAGCAATATCAACCATCATATCAACCACCAAGAATGAATGAAACAGTTGAAATGTCACCGGAAAGAGATGATAGGATTTTTGCTGATTTAGAACAAAAAAGAAGAAATGTAACTCTTGCCGAATCAATTGAAGGATTTAACAGAGAAAAAGCAATTGCTCCGGTACAACCTACTACAATGTATAGTGCCAATGGAACACCGATGCTAAATGAAGGTTATTTGGTTGAAAATGTAAAAAAAGTTGTTAATAATTATTTAACTGAAAATCTTGGTCCTATTTTCGAAGAAGCTATTAAAAGTACAATTATTGAAATGTATGCTGTTGAAAGAATCAAAGATGTATTACAAGAAAATAAAGAAATGATAAAATCTTTGGTATATGATACCATTCGAGAAATTCAGCAAAAAAATAAAGAAGCAAAAGCAAAAGGACATTAATCTGTCCTTTCTTTTTATAATCAAGTTTGTATTTATTAATAACTTAATATTCTTAGCATGACATACGCTGAATTCAAACAGAATTTCTTACCACAATTTCTTAATATTAAAACATTTAGTGGCAAAATGGAATATGCCAAACAAAATCTTCAAAGGATTGGTTCAGGCACTGGCAGAATTGTATATGATATTGATGGTCAAAAGGTATTAAAATTAGCAAAAAATACTAAAGGTATTGCACAAAATGCTGAAGAATCAAGTATCGGTAGAGATTATTATGTTGCAAATATTGTTACAGAAGTATTCGAAGCTGCGGATGATGATAGCTGGCTGATTGCTGAAAAAGCTAAAAAGGTTAATGAGAATAGAATCAAACAATTAACAGGTATTCCAAGTTTAACAGAGTTATATTATTATTTAAGTCAATTTAAAGAAGAAAATAAAGGAAGAAGAAGCTGGTATAGCGTTAGTGTTGAAGTCAAAGAAATACTTGATGAAAATGATTTTGCCATGAGTTTAAAAGAACTTATAGCAAATTATGACCAATCTGCCGGAGATATGAGTAGACCAAGTAGTTACGGGGAAGTACTTCATGATGGTCAACCAACAATTGTTTTGACGGATTATGGTTTAAGTGATGAAGTATATAATACTCATTATAATCCTGAAAGAAAAAATAAACCTCAATATCAAATGTATGAATATTATAATGATGCAAATGGTAATGATGACATGCTTTCAAATATGGGCGATAGTGATGGTAAAGAAATACGTAATGGTATGTGGGCACTTTCTCCCTATGATGTTGATGATGGTTCGGGTGTTATAAATGAAGACTTTATATCATTCATACTTAACAGAGATAAATATCCTACAAGAGCATTACCAAGTGCACCATATTTGATTGATGAATTTCATAATTGTGTAAATAATTTAAATGAATATATAAATCATTCCGGAAATAAAAGAAAATTCTACAATAACTTACTTGAATTACAAGATTATTTGATAAGAGGAAAATTTTATGATAGAGAACCATTGCCAAAAGAAATGGTTATTGATGAATCTAATGTTTTAAAAGAATATGTTGAAAGAGAATTAGCTAATAGTATTGCTTCTCAGGTCGTACAACAATATAATTATGGAACTCCTAAATATATTGGTGAAGGTGGATTTGGTGTTGCTTATGATATTGATAATAAAATGGTATTGAAAGTTACATCAGACAGAAGTGAAGCAAATGAAAATATGGAATTAATGGGTAAACCATTAAAATATATTGCTGAACCTTATAGAGTATTTGCAATTAAACCAGAATCAGGTGAAACAAAATATTATGTAATTATATTAGAAAAACTTAAAACCGATAGTGCTTATTTTAAAACAATGGTTGATAGAATGAATTTTGCTTTTGCAAGAATTATGGGTAGTAATTATGCTGATGTTGTTGATTATTATGTTAATAAAGATAAAGGTATTTTTGATAGTAACATTGATGAAGAAAAGATTAAAAAATACATGGCAAGAAATCCAAAGGATAAAGAATTCTTTGATAAAATATTGGCAATAGGAGAAGAAGTAAATAAATATGGTCTTGAAAGTACTGATTATATAAATCCAAATAATTTGGGTTATAAGCCTGATGGTACTTTAGGATTTTTTGATGTGGGTTTTGGTAATTATTTCTTTAAGTCTGCAAATCAACCAGAAGAAATTACAGTAAATGAAGATGGTACTTCAAAATTTTCAACTGCTGATGCTATTGGTAATGATAATTTTCCTGCACATAATAATATTGATAATTCACCAATGACAGATAATAATATTCCTACAACTGCTGATACATCAATTGATGAAGATTTGGAATATAATCATGCCAGTGATGCTACTAAGGATAAATATATTATGACTGAAAGAGTTAAATCATATATGCCTGGAAGTAAAAGTGTTGAAGTTAAAAAGAAATGCAGGTTAGGTGGTTTGGGACATACAAGTGTTGCATGCAATCAAGGTGATATGAGCAATTTAAATCTCAAATCAATCGATGAAAATGCAGAGGTTACATTACCAAGTACACTTCCTGGATATGAATCATTTCCAATATTGAATGACAGTGAAACAGTAGGTGAACTTAGCATTATTGACAGGGGTGTTTGGGGTGGTAATCATTATATCGCTGTTGATAAAATCTTTATCGAAAAAGAATTTAGAGGCATGGGTTTTGCTAATGAAGCAATGGAAGATTTATTTGAATATGCTGACCAAAATAATATAATAGTTACATTAACTCCAGACAATCTTTGGGGTGCAAATAAAAATAAATTAAAAAGTTGGTATAAATCTATAGGATTTGTAGAAAATAAGGGTAAAAAGAAAGATTTCCAGACAATGCAGGCAATGTACAGACTACCAAAGAGTTTAATGAATGAAAACATTGAGGCAAGTGAAGTATACAGCAATGATGATTCAATTAAGACTGTTATTGGCAAGAAACGTGATATTGGCTTTGTTGAAATAAATAAAGCAATATTTCAATCATTGGAAAAATATCGTATTGGTGTTATACCAGTAAGAATGGTTACTGCATATGTTATGATGGCAATAATTTATCATCAAACTGCTAAAGATAAAGCATTAAGATTATTTAATATTGTTAAGCAACATAATGGTTATCTGAAAGATAAAACTCCAGAAGAAGCACGTGAAATCGGTCAATTATTAGGATATACAGAAAGAAGTATTGCTGAATATATTCGTAGAAAATATCCTAATAAAGTTCCTACAGCACCAGAACCTGAAGATTATAATAATATTGATGAAAATTCTCAAAATGAAAATGAAAATTCTCAAAATGATAAACAAATTAATAAAGATGTTGCTACACATGGTTTGAATCCAGTATATGTCAGAACATATAAAGATAATGATGATACTGTAGATGTTTATACTGTTAATGGTGATGAAATGCGTGATATGGGATTTATCGAATGGGTGGATGGTGGAAATCATTGGGTGGATGCAGATTTACCTAAATCAGAACAAAAATATGCGAAACATATACCAAAAGATAAAATTGTTGTTGATGATGTATTCGTAAAAAAACCAATTGATTTTGAAGGAATTTTATTGCATGAAAGGACTGAAAGTTATATTATAAAACATTTTGGTTATCAGTATGATGATGCTCATATAATTGCAAATAAAATTGAATTGTTATTCAGAAAAAAAGCAGTAAAAGAGAATATTCAAACTGATGAAGATGCCGAAAGATTGGCAAGTTTAATGTATGCAGGTTTTAAGAAGAAATTTAAAGGCAATAAAAAACATCATAAATTTTTAAGTGAAGATGTTGCAGATACTTATGGACAACAAAAATTCGGTCTTGAATTACCTCATAAAGGTTTTGAAGATAAATTTAATAGAGAAGAAAAGGAAGATGTTGTATTTGTAAGTCCTGTAAGCGATTTGGTAATTATCAGAAATCCCAAATCTTTGAATGATATTGGAAATGATGTGAGAGGAATAATTGACCCTGAAGGTAATTTATATACTGAGCAAAGAAATGCAGGTATACATTTTGATATGCTTTATGAATTAAATAAACTGGGTCTTGTTGTAGATGAAGAAGATTGGGATGCTAAACTTCCTACAAATTTTGTTACTGTTCAAAGATATGGAAAAACAAATAAATATTGTTTGGGCGAATCAAATTATCCGATGTATAATAATATGACACATAGAATTGGTTCAGCATATTGGGAAAAAATGCCTACTTTCGAACAAGCAACACCAGTATATCAAAGATTTTTGGATAAAGCAAAACAAAAAAATCCATCGATTGAATTTATTAATGAACCAATAAATTATTATTATGGGGATGGAACGGAAAAAGATGATATCTTTGAAACAAAAAATATAAATGAAGCTGAAATAATGTCACTACAAAATTTACCATTTAAAGATGAAGTTGAAAAACTTGGCGGTGAGATATATGCTGTTGGAGGTGCTGTCAGGGATGAATTTCTTGGCAAACAATCCAAAGATTTGGACATTATTATTCGTAATATTCCTGAAGAACAGCTTGTTAAAATTTTAGCTAAATATGGTACTGTTAATCCTGTGGGAAAATCGTTTGCTGTAATGAAATTCAGACCTAAAAATTCTACTGAAGTTATTGATATTGCTCTTCCAAGAACAGAAGTATCTACAGGTGAAGGACATAAAGATTTTGAAATAACTGCTGATTACAGATTGCCGATTGAAAAAGATTTGGAACGTAGGGATTTTACAATCAATGCTATTGCCAAAGATATGCAAGGTAATATTATTGACCCATTTAAAGGTCAAGAAGATTTAACTGATAAAGTTATTCGTGTTACACATCCAAAGTCATTTTCTGATGACCCACTCAGAATGTTACGTGCTGTACAGTTTTCTTCACGTTTTGGTTTTAAAATTGAACCTGAAACGTATCAAATGATTAAAGATAATGCTGGTAAAATAAAAACCGTTGCAAAAGACAGAGTTCAGGAAGAGTTATCTAAAATTATTGAGAAAGGTAATCCATTTATTGGAGCACAATTATTACAGGATAGTGGTTTACTTTCACAAATGATAGGCACAAACGTTCCACCATTTACTAATGATGAAAATTGGAAAAATGTTCGAACAATGGCTGAATTTGTATATATGCTCGTACATAATGTTCAATCACCATTGGATTTTTATAAAAGAAATTTAAGGGGTGACACAGCAATTATTAATGAATTACAAGGTTTAATGATTGGTATGGATGAAAAAAATATCAGTACTAATCTGGTTGTTAACAGGTCTATTGCACATAATATGGCTTTGGTAGCTAAAGGAAATAATGTATTGCAAAGTAAATTATTATCACAAAATTTACAGGTTGCTTGTCAGGAATTATTAACAGGTAAATATCCTATTACTATTAACGATTTGGCTGTTAATGGTAATGATTTAATATCGCTTGGCTTAATAGGTAGAGAAGTCGGTGATATGCAGAAATCGTTATTAGTAAAAGTTTATGCTGATAAAGTAAAAAATGATAAAGATTCCTTATTAGGTATAGCAGGTCAGGGTAATAATGAAGTAAAAGAAGGTATTGCTGATACATATGCGGAAAAACAGTTTAATATTCCTAATGTGCCTGCTAAAATGAATGTACAGGCAATGGCAGGTATGCAAAAAGAAGCTGAATTTCCTGTTGGTTATGTTGAAACACCATATTCTTCCAAAGAGAAAAAAGTAGCAATATATTTAAATCCAAAATCATTAACCAATTTTGATTATGAAGTCAGGGCAATTGTAAATGATAAAGGAGATTTATATGTTGCACAGACAGGTGGCAGATTTAATCATGGTATGATGGCAAAAGCATTAGGTTTATTTGATAATGATAATGATTTATATGTACATGGAGATGAATATCAGGGATTACAGAGAATTGGTAAAACAAATTCATTTGGTGTAAGTGATAGTGGTATGGAATATGCTCAAAAGAATTATGAAAATATTGAAAATACTAAAGAAATATTACGTGAAGTAAAAAGAAAAAATCCACAATATGAATTTTATTTACAACGTTACGATGACCAATTATATAGTAAATCAATAAGTCTTGACGAATTTGCATTTCCTGAATTTCCAGAACCAAATGATACTTGGGATATAAATGGTGAACAAGTTGGTATACCATTTTTTGTGGAAAAATATGACATATGGAATCAGGGTGGATATTCAGACCCTTCAGAAGGGTCAGTACTTGAATTTTTACAAAATAATTATGAAGATTTTGTTCATGATGAAAGGTTAAAAAAAATATTATTACAAGCATTGACCGATAGAAATATTTTGGATGAAATAAATCAAGACGTAGTAAATCAGCACGATAATGAATGAGATAGCTTATAGTGCAATTGTTCTGGACCAAAAATCTCGTTCAAGATTATTGGAACGTTTTAAATCAATGATACCTGAAGATTGGGAAGTTCTTGCTGACCATATGACTATTAATTTAGGTGAAATAAATCCTGAATATCAAAAGTATTTGGGATTACCAATACAATTGAGTGTTAAAGATATTGCAATGGATGATATTGTAATGGCAGTAGGCGTAACAGGTTTTGGTAGTACAAATGCCAAACCACATATTACAATTGCAGTAAATCGTATTGAAGGTGGAAAACCATATATGTCAAATAAACTTACTGATTGGAAATCAATTGGCAGACCATTATTATTAACCGGAAAAGTAACTGAAATAAATAAATAATATGGAAAATTTTAGTAATAATCAATTTAAAATTTTTGGTGATTTTGTTGAAGACGAAATTTTAAAAAAAATACAAGTAAAATGTTCATTAGCATGGAATGTAAATAAAGAAGGTGTAAGAAACAAAAAACGTGATATTAAGATACCCGAAATTAAAAAAAGTGTTGAAGTTAAGGCAGATTATGTTTGTCCTGCAACAGGTAATTTATGGATTGAAGTTGTTGGTTGGGATGGTGATTCTGGATTAACAACAACTGATTCTGATTGGTGGATATTTGTTACTGGTTTTCGCATAATCTGGATTACACCACTTGAGATATATCGTTTTCTTGAAACACATCCCAAATCACATCATGGAAGAGAAAGTAAAGTTGGTAAAGGTGATAGTTATAATAAAATCGTATATTCTGTAAATCATGATGATTTTGTGAATTATGTTTATAATTTGGATAAAAAAAATGGTCATGTTGAAATGATTGATAAAAATGATTCATTATATTGGTTTAATTGTTTGAAATATAATTCAGATTTAGAAGAAAAATATATGGAAGATGTTAAAAAGATGATGAAAAATTTAAATATGAAATAATATGGCAAGCTGGAAAGAAACTTCTGAAATGGGATTTGAATTTGAAGATTTTGTTTTGGAAGATATTAATAAAAAAGTTCTTCCTTTAGCATATAAAAATACGATAAAGGAAAATTATAGTTTTTATGATATTATACTTTTTAAAGGGAATTTTGGTGAACAAAGTAAAACACTTGAATGTAAATATGATGAAAAGGCAAGTCATACAGGCAATATTTGTATTGAAGTTGGTTGTAATGGTAGAGCATCAGGTCTTTTAGTAACTACAGCAGATTATTGGCTTATTGGTGATGGTTATATTGGATATTTGATTGAAACAACAAGAATTCGTGAATATATTCTTGAAAATGGAAATGAAATTATATATAAACCAAAATGTCTAATAAAACAGGAAGATGGTGTTTATAAAGAAATGGATATTTATCTTATAAAAAAAAGTATTTTTGAAAAATATTGTTCTGAAATAAATAACATAGATGATATGAAGTATGATTGTTTAAAATGATTACAAAGTTAGTAGCAATTGATTTTGATGATACTCTTTCAAATTCTCCACATCCTGAAGAAGGTAAAGAAATCTGGAAAGAAAAAACCGGACAGGAATTTCCATATACTGGTTGGTGGAGCAAACCTGAAAG